GTGCGGCGAATGTATCAGGTGGTCGGTGTTGCCACAAATGTTAAGTTCGCCGTGCACAATAGTTCCTTAGAGAATGTATATCGAGGTGTCATGGAGAGAGTGTTTTATGTTAAGGAAGGAGGCAAGTTCTGTGCTCCTCCGCAACCTGCTCCAGGCATTTATAGAAAAAGATTGGCATACGTTAAGTCGTATTTGGCATCGGTCCTACCCGAGACCGCCCCCATTTCCACGGAGCAATTCGTGTCGATGTATGAGGGCCGCAGGAGGACCATTTACCAAAAGGCTGCTGATAGTTTGTGCAGTAGACCCATCAGTAAGAACGATGCATCTATAAGGTGTTTTGGGAAAGCGGAAAAGACCAATATTTCCGCGAAACCAGACGCTGTCATGAGGATAGTGAGTCCTCGTGATCCTCGCTATAATATCGTTGTTGGTCGATACTTAAAACCAATAGAACACATGATTTACGGTGCCATAGCTAAGCTCTTTGGTGAAACAACCGTATCAAAAGGTCTAAATGCCTCAGAAGTAGGTAATTTATTGAAGCGAAAGTGGACCAAATATGCTAACCCCGTTGCTGTGGGTTTAGATGCCTCTCGCTTTGACCAACACGTCAGTAAACAAGCCCTTGAATGGGAACACGGAATTTATCTCGACCTCTACCGAAATTGTAGGGAATTGCAAATGTATCTTGGATGGCAATTAAAGAATAGGTGTACTGCCTATTTCCCTGAGGGAAAGATTAAATATGTTGTTAATGGAACACGTATGAGTGGTGATATGAACACCGCTCTCGGAAATTGTCTAATTATGTGTTCACTTGTCTACGCTTACGCCCGATCCATCGGGCTTAAGGACTTCTCTCTAATTAATAATGGGGATGACTGTGTTGTGGTGCTAGATAAGAGAAACTTAGGGTTGTTAATGGGAAAATTGCCAAGTTATTTCAAAGAAATGGGGTTCACTATGATTAGTGAGACTCCAGTGTATAATCTTGAAGAAATAGAATTTTGCCAAGCACATCCCGTGTTTAATGGAAATGAGTATGTAATGGTACGTAACCCGTCTATAGCTATGTCCAAGGATAGTTATAGCATCAAACCTCTTGACTGTAAATCCGTTTATCACAAATGGATTGGTGCAGTTGGGATGTGTGGTGCGTCTTTAAGTGGGGGAGTACCAATCATGCAAGAGTATTATCAGTGTTATATCAGAGGGTCTCATGGTAAGTGTTTAAAGAATGACTTGCTTCTTGAGACTGGTATGGCACAGATGGCCCGTGGGATGAAGAGTCGGTGGAGTGCTATAACACCTGCTGCCCGCGCAAGTTTCTATCTAGCTTTTAAAATTACACCAGAAATGCAGATATGTGTAGAGAATCACCTATCTGCGTTTACTCCCGAGTGGGAGAAGGTCACCAAGGTCACTGATCATGACTGCGGTGTCCCCTGGATACTTTGAGGCGGGCGCGCAGCCCTCGGTGGTCGAGCGACCCCTTGGTTGTGGTTAAAACTCGGATGGGCGCGTTATAGCCCATGGGGTCAAGTGGTGTAATAGCCCAAAACGATTACTTTCGTGCTAATAAGAATGCCTAGAGACTACACGGAGCTTCGAGATCGTTTCCGCTTGATGTATAGTCCCGGGTTGTAACGGTATCCCATACTTACAACTTAAATGACTAAGAAAACAATAAATAACAATAAGAAGAAGAATAACAACAATCAAAGACCAGTACAGCTGGTTAAAACAGTAAGACTAAGCGAACCACGTCCTAAGAATACCTTTCTTGGAGATTTGGGTGCCTTAGCAGGTAATGGCCTATCCAAAATATTTGGATTAGGTGCTTATCAAATCAAACAGAACAATATTTACAAGGATTTGATGTCCAATCAGGTTCCTGTGATGCATTCTAGTTCAGAATCCATCACTTTTAGGCACCGTGAGTATATATCAGATGTAACTATGGCAACGTCCTTTACGGCATCACCTTTATCAGTTAATCCTGGAATGGCCGTAACGTTTCCATATCTATCTGCTATTGCCCAGTGCTTTCAGGAATATGAATTCAAAGGCCTTGTGTTCGAATTTAAATCCACTACCAGTGATGCCATTGCCAGT